CGCATCAGCGGCGCAAGCACAACCTCAAGCCCGACGACGCCACGCTGCAGACCATTTTTGAGTTTGCCAAGCTGAACTGCCCGCAGTCCGAGATCGCCGCTATCCTGCACGTCTCCGAGTACCTTCTGATCCAGTTCATGAAGGACCATCCCCAGGCCCGCGAGGCGTGGGAGGACGGCAAGCAGTTCCACAAGATCATCCTGCGCAACGATCAGGTCGAACTGTCGAAGAAGAACGCCGTCATGGGCATCTTCCGCGGAAAGAACACGCTCGGCCAGCGCGACGAGAGCCACACCACCACGACCATCAACACAACCGTGTCAGAGATGACCAAGGACCAGTTGATGGAGATCGCCTTTGGCACAGGCGCGGCCTCTGCCGCAGCTCCCGCAAAAAAATCCGCAACAAAACACTGAGATCCCATGGACCACACGCCGATCACCCGCGAGGAAGCCGCGCGCGAGCTTCTGTTCCGCGAATCGGCAACGGACAAGGTCGTGGACTTCGCCCGCTACACGCAGGCAACCTACGAGGCCGATCCGTTCCACCACCTGCTCGGCGAGTACCTGGAGAAGGTCGAGCGCGGAGAGATCGATCGCCTGATGATCAACACGCCGCCGCGTCACGGCAAGAGCGAGCTGGCCTCGATCAAGTTCCCGGCTTGGTTCATGGCCAGAAACCCGCACAACAACGTCATCCAAGCGTCCTACAACCTCGAACAGGCCACCCGCTCATCGCGCAAGACCCGCGACATCATCGAGGGTGAGGAGTTCTCCCGTGTCTTCCCCCAGGTGAAGATGTCCGGACACTCCCGCGCGGCCGATCGCTGGATGCTGGAGAACGGCCAGGAATACTTCGGCGTCGGCGTGGGAACGGGTGCCACCGGTAAGGGTGGCCATCTCATCATCATCGACGACCCCTACAAGGACTCCGAGGAGTGTGACTCTCCGACCATCCGCGAGAAGGTCTGGGACTGGTACAACTCTGTCATCCTGACCCGTCTGGAGCGCGGTGGACGCCTGATCATCATCCAGACGCGCTGGCACTACGACGACCTCTCCGGCCGCCTTCTGGAAGCCGAGAAGAAGGGCGGCGACAAGTGGACCGTGCTAAAGCTGCCCGCGATCTGCACCGACCCCGAGAATGACCCGATGGGGCGGTCGATGGGCGAGGCCCTCTCGCCGGGCCGACGCAACGTTGACGAGCTGCTGCGCATCAAGCGCGGCATCACTCAGCGCTTCTGGTCGGCGATGTTCCAGCAGGAACCGATCTCGGAAGAGGGCGCCATGTTCCAGGCGCGCTGGTTCGACGAGGCCACTCGCATTCCGGTCAAGATGAAGCGGGTGCGGGCCTGGGACTTCGGCTCCACCACCAACGGCGACTACACCGCGGGCGTCCTGATGGCGCGCGACTTCCAGACCGGCGAGTTCTACATCGAGGACGTGATCCGCGACCGTGTCTCGCCGATGAAGGTCGAGCAGCTCGTGATGGAGACCGCGATAAAGGACCGCCAGAAGTACGGCCACGTCCAGATCCTGATCCCCCAGGATCCGGGACAGGCGGGCGTGTCACAGTCCACGGCCTACATCCGCCGGATGGCGGGATTTCCGATCAAGGCGGTGCGCCCCTCCGGTCCGAAGGAGACCCGCGCGGCCGGTCTTGCGGCCCAGGCCGAAGCCAAGATGGTCAAGATCAAGCCCGCCTCCTGGAACAAGGAGTTCCTGGAGGAGCTGAGCCTGTTCCCGCTCGGCAGCCACGACGATCAGGTCGACGCCGCTGCCGATGCGTTCAATGGCCTTCTCGGGCCAGGGCAGGCAAAGATTCTGGACTGGTGAACTCGATGTCGATGGTGCCGCCGAGCCGGTTATACGCCCGGATCAACGACGGCACCGAGACACGGTGCGACTTGCCCTTGAGCATCAAGGACACGGCAGAGGGATCAAGGCCCGTGCGGCGCGCCACATCAGCCTGACTCAGCTCGAAGACCTCCATCACATCCTGAATCGCGAGAATGATCTCGGACTTCAGCTTGCGAGTGGTCGGATCTTCCATGTCAAGCGCCGGCTTTGCCAGCTCTCCGAGCGGCGCCGCGAGATTCATCATCGTAAACCATCCTGGTTGAGACCTTGAGATAAGGCCAAGCCCCTTGTTCGACAAGATGCCGTGAGGCGAGTGTGAGCGACATTTCCACCATCCCAAACCAGCTAACCCTGGCAAATCCCGGTCGCCGCAGCGCTTCGGCTCTTGAGATGCTTCCTCGTCTTGAGATGATGGAGGCATGTTACGGCGGAACCGAGACGATGCGCCAGATGCGCCACCTGTTTCTTCCGCAGTACCCCCGAGAGACAGACGACCGTTACGAGAACCGCCTGCGCTCGACCTTCGCGCTGAATAAGCTGCGCGAGGCGGTCGACACGGCCTCGGCCAAGCCCTTCAAGAACCTGCTCTCCCTGACGGACGCCCCCGACGAGGTCTCCGAGTGGATGTGGGACGTGGACCTCGAAGGCCACCACCTCCATCTCGTGGCGCACAACCACTTCAACCGGGCGGTCCTCAAGGGCCTGTCGCATATCTTCGTCGATCATCCGACAACGGCCAACCTCTCCTCTCTTGCCGAACAGCGCAGCCTGAACATCCGTCCGTTCATGCGCCTGATCCGTCCCGAGGATCTGCTCGCCGTCTATCACGAGCGCATCGGTGGCGAGCGCCGGGTGGTGCACGCCCGCATCGCCTCGACCCGCGTCGGCTTCGACCGCGAGACGTTCCGCGAGGTGACCTACGATCAGGTCTACGTGATCGAGCCCGGTGTGGTGCAGCTCTGGGAGCGCCCGCGCTGGTCGCTGTACGGCTACGGATACTCCTGGCTTGGTAAGGGGGCAAGCATCAACAGCCCGAGGCCCTTGCCCGTCCAGTATCACCCGGAGCAGGGCGGCTACGGCTGGACACTGGTGCGTGAGAACCGGATGGCGCTCGACCGCGTCCCCCTCGTCACCATGGTGGCGGGCGACAAGATGTCGGACCAGAATGTGCGCCCGATCTTCCAGGATCTCGCCTACAAGCAGATCGAGCACTTTATCTCGTCCTCAGACCAGCGCAACATCCTCTCGGCCGGTCGCTTCGCCATGCTGGCCTGCTCGGGCGTGCAGCTCGAAGAGAACGGGCCCGCCGGACAGGGCTTCGAGGTCGGGCCCTGGAAGGTGCTCACCTCGCCAGACCCGCAGGGACGCTGGTACTACGTCGAGCCCGAGGGCGCTGCGATCTCCGCCGGCCAGAAGGACATCGAGACCCTTGAAGTCCAGATGGACCAGCTCTCGCTGAACCCGATCATCTCGGCACCGGGCCGCCAGTACGTCGCCCAGAACGAGCGCTCGATCACGGAGAACCGGGTCAACACCGTCATCCACGACATGGCGATGACCTGTCGTGACTCGCTCGAAGAGGCGATCTGCTACATGGGGATGTGGACGAACCAGGATCTCTGCAAGGTTCGCATCGACATGAACTTCGACTTCTCCACTACGGATGAGCGCGCCAAGAACATCTCCTCGGTTCTGCAGGCGGTCACCGCGGGCGTGCTCTCGCGCGAAGGCGCCCTGCTCGAACTGCAGCGTCTCAACCTGATCGAAGAGAACTTCGACATCAAGGCCGAGATGGCGCGACAGACCCTGGCGCAGGAGAATGTCGACCAGCAGCACGGCAACGACCTGGAGCTTCAGGACGAGGCCAACAAAGCACAGATCGCGGCGGCGGAACAACAGTCGCGCGACTTCCCGAAGGGCAAGGACAGGCCAAAGTAGGCCTGTCCACCCAGGGGTTGACAATTTATCGAATTTGTGCTTTAATAATGATACGATGAATATGATTCTGAGTCAGTGATGCAAACCATCGCGGCAACGTGGCAGATCCCGGAGATCGGCTCGGTCTCCCAGGAGCCTGTGCCAGAATGGATCATGCAGCCCTGGCTACAGAACAAGCTCAGCTTCAACGGCTTCGGCGGTCTGAACATGGACAGCGAGGCCTTCGGTCTCGGCTCTGCCGGACCCGAGCTGGTCGTCGTCGCCTATCCGGGCGACGATGTCCTGTTGATGGCTGACAACACCATCCGGTTTCGTCCGTCGGTCGACACACCCTGAGCCCCCGTTGCTTGAAACAAGCGACCCGAGCCTGGACGAAGTTTGGATTTGACCCCTTCCCGTGAGATCTCCGGGGAGGGGTTTTGAGTTTAAGGCTTGCCCGCTCCCGATCTCGCACAAACCGGTTGAGCGCGGCATGGTGGTCCCAGCGTGCGCACCATAAGACGCGCAGGGATACGATGAAGAGCCCGTATCCCACGTCGGGCCGCCACCCCAAAGATTCCAGGACAACCTGGATAGATCCGCATCAAGCAGGATCAACAGATACAGGCGGGATGCCGTGTCTGTCTTGTAAACCAAAGAGGCGGGATGCCTCGTAGGGAACTGTTGACTAATGGCACTTCGTGCACTTGTTACCGATATCGAATCCGTCGATGAGCCGCTCCGCGAACTCTACGTGGAGAAGGAAGGCAAGTACGTTCTCGCCGTCGAGGCGGTGGATGGCTATGACCTCCAGGACATCACCGGACTGAGCCGGGCCCTCCACTCCGAGCGCACACGCGCCGCGCAGTTCGAGGACCGTGTCAAGATCTATGAGGGCATCGACCCTGACGCGGCGCGGGATGCGCTGGCGCGGGTGGAGTCGTTCGGGGATCTCGACCCTGCCAAGGCTCGCGAGACCATGTCCGCCTACGAGCGCCTCGCGCAGCTCGATCCTGAGAAGGAAGCGGAGAAGATCGCCGAGATCAAGTTCAAGGCCTCGAAGGAGCAGCTGGTCGGACAGTTCAATCGCCGTGAGAGCGAACTCGTCGGCAGCCTCACCGAAACCAAGTCCATCTTGGAGCGCCGTGAGAAGCAGATCGAGAAGCTCGTCAAGGAAAACGCGATCAAGACCGAGCTGGCGAAGCGTAACCCTCTGCCGGAAGCGGCCGACGTTCTGGAGCGACTGATCTCCGACAGCGTCCGCCTGCGCGAGGTGAACGGCCAGTACGTGACCGAGGTGGTCGATGAGCAGGGTATCCCGCGCATCAACCATACCGGTGCAGCGGTCACCGTCGCCGACTACGTCGCAGAGCTGCGTGATCGCAAGGCCGCCCTGTTCCAGCCGGACCAGACGCGCGGAGCCGACCTCACGCCGCCTTCCCAGACTTCGGTCAAGACGGACAGCAATCCGTGGATCCAGGGCCCTGCCTACTCGATGACGCAGCAGATGTACCTGATGAAGACGGATCCCGCCAAGGCCAGCGCCCTGATGGCTCAGGCAGGGCTCTAACCCCCGATAACCCGCCCTCTTTGCGTAGGGGGCGGTCAAAACCTCCTACGGAAAGATAATGGCTACCCAGACCCCGATGAAACTCGCGGACATGATTGTCCCCGAGGTGTTCCACAGCTACACCCAGCAGCTCTCGACCGAGAAGACCTCGTTCTGGTCTTCGGGCGTCGTGACCAACATGTCAGACATCGTCGACGGCCTCGGCGGCACGACTGTCCACATGCCGTTCTTCAATGACCTCGACGGCGACGACGAGATCATGGACGACACGCAGGACCTGTCGATCGCCAAGACCTCGGTCGGCATGGACATCGCGACCCGTCTGTACCGTGCCAAGGTGTACGGCGGAACGGACCTCGCCGCCGACCTCGCCGGCGCCGACCCGATGAACGTGATCATCAACCGCTTCGGCGAGTGGTGGGCGCGTAAGATGCAGGCCACCCTGCTCTCAGCCGTTGCCGGCGCGACTGCCGCCATGAAGGCCGAGACCGCCAACAGCACGAACCACAATTCGGCTTCCCCGAACAACCTCGACATCACCGGCCTGACCGGCGCTGCCGCCGTGTTCGATGCCGAGTCGTTCATCGACGCCGCCCAGCGCCTGGGCGATGCCTCGGACGGCATGGGCGCCATCGCGGTGCACTCAGCCACTTACGCCCTCATGCGTAAGCAGGACCTGATCGACTTCATCCGCGCGTCAGAGACCGAGCCGGCGATCCCGTATTACATGGGCAAGCGCGTCATCGTCAACGACGTCATGCCCTACAATGCCGGTACCGGCGTTGCCACAACCTACATCTTCGGCCAGGGCGTCATCGGCTACGTCGAGAAGGCCCCGAAGACCCCGGTCGAGCCCTGGCGTGACCCGCTGAAGAACGGCGGCACCGAGATGCTCATCCAGCGTCGCCAGTTCGTGCTGCACCCGCGCGGCATCAAGTGGGTCGGCACCCCGGCCTCGAACGGCAAGACCCCGTCGAACGCCGAGCTGGCCACCGCTGCCAACTGGTCGCGCGTGTACGACAACAAGCTCATCAAGCTGGTTCGGTTTGACCATAAGCTGGCTT